GACTATCATACATCGTATAGAGAGTCCCGAAATCAAACAAAAACGAATAAATCATTTGCTAAGTAATTATTCTGACTTTGTTGATTATTATTTCCCTCATTATTGCACAAATAATCAAACAGGGATAAAGATTTCATCAGCACCTTTTCATATCAAGGCAGCAAAAAAAATTATATCATCGCCTAACCTCAAAGCTGTATTCCAGTGGGCAAGAGGACATGCAAAAAGCACACACATGGATGTCTTTATACCTATGTGGCTCAAAGCACAGAAACATAGGGAGCTAAATGTCATGGTTCTTGTTGGTAAAAGTCAAGATAATGCTAACACACTTCTGGCTGACATCCAAGCAGAACTTCAGTATAATCAAAGATATATATCTGATTTTGGTGAACAGTATGCTATCGGGTATTGGACTGATGGAGAATTTGTAACAAAAGATGGTTGTGCTTTCTTTGCTCGTGGTAGAGGGCAGAGTCCTCGTGGATTACGCTATCGCAACAATCGTCCTGATTACATAGTCATTGATGACTTAGATGATGATGAATTATGCCTCAATGACAGTCGTATTCGTAACTTAACCAATTGGGTTAAAGAAGCTTTATTCGGAACTTTGGACGGTGGTAGAGGCAGATTTATAATGGTCGGTAATCTAATCTCTCGCAACAGTGTACTATATAATCTTTCACAAACAGAGGGAATATATTTATCCAAAGTCAACGTCTACGATGGAGCTGGCAATGTGAGTTGGTCTGAGAAATGGACAAAAAAAGAAGTGCAAGACATGGAGGCTTTTATGGGGTATCGCTCTTTCCAAAAAGAGATGATGAATAACCCAATCACAGAAGGTGCTGTATTTCGCCATGACTGGATACGTTGGAAAAAGATATTACCTCTGAGAAAGTATGATGAGATAGTGGCTTATTGTGACCCATCGTTTAAAGGTTCTTCAAAAAACGATTATAAGGCAATTAAAGTCTGGGGAAAAACAGGAACAGACTTGCATCAACTGTTTGCATTTGTACGTCAATGTTCAGTTAGCGAGATGATACGTTGGTTTTATGACTTACACGAGAGAATAACAAAAGAGGGAGCAGTATGCAGCTATTACATAGAAGCCAACTTTCTTCAAGACACAATTCTTGATGAGTTTACTACGGAAGGTAATATTAGAGGCTACCAACTACCAATACATGGAGACAAAAGGAAAAAACCTGATAAATTTCAACGAATAGAAGCCATCTCTCCACTGTGGGAAAGAGGCTTCGTGTTTTATAATATAGAGATGCAGAAAGATCCTGACACTCTAACAGGACTTGAACAAACACTTGCATTTGAAAAAGGAATGCACTCTCATGATGATGCTCCTGATGCTGATGAAGGAGCAATATTTAAGTTACAAAAAATATCTCGTTTAGAGAGATTTCCTGCAATAATAGGACAACGAAAATCTAATATAATATGGTAAACATAATTAGAAATATCATTTACCAACATAAGGTAAAACAAGCAATCAAGCAAGCTAATGAGCTTCATGCTCTAACAAATAAAAGATATTTTGTAATGGCTGTTGGTCGCAAAATTCAACTTTTCACAAAGCAAGACCTTAAATTTTTAGTCGCAACACGCAAATTCCGCAAAGGTGTAGGCATAGCCGATCTTGAACGAATTGCCATATATACAACAATATAATGAAGTTTTTGACAAAAGAAGATTTTAAAGCAGTGTGCGATAATGCTACACTTGCAGTAATAGATCAAGCAGATGAAGCTAATCTTGACCGTGCAGAGCTTTACTCAATAGAAGAAATTAGTTCTTATTTGCGTGGTCGTTATGATGTTGCAAAGGCTTTTAGTCAAACAGACTCTGCTCGCAATAGTCTGCTTGTGATGACATGCTGTGATGTTGCTTTATATCATCTCATAGCTTGGTTACCTAAACGAATAGGTTTTGAAATAAGAGAGATTAGATATAAAAGAGCTATTCAATGGTTAGAGAGTGTACAGGCATCAAAGGCTTGTCCTGATTTGCCTTCACTTCAGAATGACAAAGGAGAGGATGTATCTCCAATAAAATTTGGCTCTTGGCAAAAAAACAATAATGAATATTAAGCTATGAATTTGAAGCAATTATTCGCACGCAAAAATAACAATAGCCAATTAGAAGCTCTGCTTGCTAAAGGCAATTTAAGTAGAGAGGATGTGAGAAAGACCATGCTTTCTTTGGCTTTGAGAACAGATTATTTAACCAAAAAAGATGTTGCTGCATGGCGTATGGCTTGGCAGAGAGCAATAGATATTGAGCATCCTCGCAGAGCAGAGCTGTATAATATTTATACCGACTCAATGATAGATCTCCACCTTAGTGGAGCTGTGGAACAACGCAAAAACATGGTATTAAAGAAATCATTTCGTCTCATTGGCAAAGACGGCAAAGAAAATCGCAATACTTCTGAATTATTTGAGGCAGAATGGTTCAAAGATTTTATGCAGTTAGTTCTTGACTCTCGTTATTGGGGACATTCTCTTATTGAACTTGGGGACAAGATTGATAATAAATTTTCATCTGCCACATTAGTGCCACGTAAACACGTTATGCCAGAGTATGGTGTCATACTCAAAGATGTAAATGATGAGCCTTCACAGGGCATCAATTATCGTGATGGAGACCTCTCTATGTGGTGCATTGAAGCTGGAAAACCTTATGACTTAGGGCTATTGCTCAAATGTGCTCCTCAAACAATCAGCAAAAGGCACATGTTGTCATTTTGGGACGGCTTTGGTGAGATATTTGGAGCTCCAGTCAGAGTTGCTAAGACTGCATCTCAAGATGTGGCAGAGCAGCAAAGAGTGGAGAAAATGTTATCTGATATGGGAGCAATGTCTTGGGGATTATTCCCTGAAGGCACAGAGGTGGAGTTTTTAGAGACTTCTCGTGGTGATGCTTTTAACGTATATGACAAACGTATAGATAGAGCTAATTCAGAGATAAGCAAAGGTATACTTAATCAAACAATGACTATTGACTCAGGCTCTTCGCTTTCACAAAGTCAGGTGCATTTGGAAGTGTTTCAAAACGTGATAGAGAAAGATGCAGACTTCTTGCGAGATGTTATCAATGACAAGCTCATTCCTCTAATGATTACACATGGTTTCCCTGTTCAAAACTTTCGCTTTGATTGGGATGATGCTGTTGATTACACTCCAGAAGAGATGCAAAGCATTGAACAGATGTTAATCAATGCAGGTTATGAGATAAAGCCAGAATACTTTATTGATAAATACAACATACCAATAATAGGTAAGAAACAAAGCGAAGATTTTTTCGCTTAAGCCCCGAATATTTTGCGGGGCTTCACTCTGCTCTCAATCTTTTGTATGAGAAAAACAATACTGCAGTGCTTTCTTCTGATGGCGAGTTGTCTTTTGATCACTCTCTGTTTGACAAAGCAGTTGCAACAATATACGATAAGAAAGATTTCACAGCCTCTATGCTGACAGACCCAGCTGTTAGAGATTTGCTTGATGAGACATATCGTGTCTTTCACAAAGCTCTTGACAGAGGATTGATACATGAAGTGCCTGAGCAATTAACCTCTTCATTAGAACAGAATGTGTTTATTTTTTCAGGCTTTAAGACTTACAATGAACTTAAAGAAGTATCACTACTCTTAAAAGGAGAGGATGGAGGCTTCAAGTCTTTTGAGAAATTCAAAGAAGATGTCTTGAGTATTGATAATACATATAACCGAAGTTACCTTCAGGCAGAGTATAATTATGCCGTACAAAGTACACAAATGGCTGTCAAATGGAATGACTTTCAACAAGACGCTGACCACTACGATTTGCAGTACCGCACCGCTGGTGATGACAAGGTAAGAGAGGAACATCAAGCCTTAGACGGTACTACGCTTCCTGTCAACGATCCTTTCTGGGACTCTTATCTGCCACCTTTAGACTGGAACTGCAGATGCACAACAGTGCAGGTGCTTAAAGACAAATATCCTGTAAGCAACAGCAAAGACTCTATCGCTAAAGGTGAGGCTGCAACAGCTAAGCCTAAACAAAAAATGTTCCGTTTCAACCCAGGCAAAGAACTCAAAATCTTTCCTAACAAACACCCATATTACAAAAGTGCAGAAAATAAGCTAATAAGAAAAAAAATAGACCAGCTACAACCTGAACAATTTGAAACCATTCCAACAGACAAAGGCAAAGTACGTATAAGTAACAAACAGCAAAAACACGAAAGGCAAGAGAATATAGACATTGCCACTAAGTTAGCTAATGAATACGGTTATTCCATTGACCTTATTGGAATAAAACCTAACCAAAAAACTCCTGATAGTTACAACAAGACATTAGGAATTTTTCAAGAATACAAAGTATCAAAAACCAATACATTGTCTTCTGTTGAAAGATTACTAAGAAGTGGTTATCATCAAGCCGATAATGTCGTACTACAATTAAAAATAAAAGATAAAAAAGGATTGGCTAACAAAATAAAATGTAGAGTAGAGAGAACAGATAATGCTAAGACATTACATCTTATTATAAACAATCAACATATAAAATATACAAGAGAAGAAATATTAAAGGAAGGCTTTGAAATACAATATGAGTGAATATTATAGCTAATACTCACTCATAAGGAGGGTCGAGGACGTATCCTCATCCAAGAGCAAAGATACATCTTTTTTCTTAATCACAACAAAAAAAACGAAAAAAAATGAACAGCAATCAATTCATTCAACGACTTCTAAACGATATAAGAGTTGATTTATCTGATGAATTTGATAAGAATTTCTCACGTAAGGCATTCTTTAATGAGAAATGGCAGGAGCGTAAGAGTGATGGTAAAGGTTCACTGTTGTTAGCCACTGGTAAGTTGCGTAGAAGTATTAGGGCAAAGGTAGTAAATGAAAGTATCGTTTGGACTTCCAGTGAGATATATGCTCTAATACATAATGAGGGTGGAGATATAACAGTAACTCCAGCATTAAAAGCACACTTTTGGAAGAAGTATTACTCTGTTGCGGGGAAGATACACTACAGCCGTTCAGGTACTCAAAGACAAAACAAGACAAACGACCGTATTAGTTCTTTGGCAGGGTTTTATAAAGCTATGGCATTGATGAAGGTGGGAAGCAAAATACATATACCCAAAAGACAATTCATAGGCTTTTCGCCAGAGGTAAGAAAAAGAATTGAACTAGTGTTTAAACACAATTTAAAAGGACTTCAAACACAAGTAACAGACATTTTAAAACCCAAGAAGATATGAGAAAGAAACTTTACATGTTAATCAAACAAGCTCTGCTGAGCTTAAAAGAAAATGATACCCCAATAATTAAAGAGGTGAATTATTGGAATGAACAACTGATGTATATAAGCCAAGAACAACCTTTTGAATTGCCAGCTGTGTTTGTTGAGTTTGGTGTCATTGGTTGGACTCATCTGCTTAGCGGTGTGAGAGAGGCTGACTGTGAGATAAGATTACACATAATAACAGATAGTCGTGTTGGTTCTTGGCAACAGGCAATAGATGCCTTGGATTTTGCAGACAAGATTAGTCAGCAGATCACAGGATTAAATGATGAGAACATCTCTGCTTTTCAGCTTCTGCAGAGTGAAACAGATCATAATTTTGATGAGTTACAAGATAACATTGAAACCTATTCAACACACATTACAGATACGGTGGCTTTTAAGGAACCAACAAAGACAAAAACTGTAAAACTCTGTATTGAAGTAAAAGAATAAAAAAAAGAGCGAAGCTCTATTTGCTTCGCTCTCATTCAAACATTGTCATCTGTCGCCTGCTAACAGCCTCTAAGGCTTCTATTTGACGTTGATAATCTATACACAGGTATTGATAGAAAGTACTTCTTGATATATGAAATACATCTCTCACATAATGAATGTAGATATATTCATTGCTAAGTCCTTGCTTAGATAATCTTTCATATAATTCGTTTATCTCTTTAACTTTGCCCAAAAAATACTTCTTTGTGTATGCCATACCTTGCAATTTTTTATTATCTTTGCCTCTGGGAGTAAGGCTCTGGGTGCTACCGCAAGGTACATTCGGAGTTTTTTTATTTCCGCCGATAGGCTGCCATTATTTTGCTTAGCACCTCGCCAATCATTATCCTGTTTGGTGTGTCATAGTGCTCTTTCCAACCACTCTCCATGATAAAGAATACACTCCATAAACACGACTTACTAATTGATATGTTCATTTTTGCTTTGCTGGCTTTATTCTCGCTTGTCATAAGTCTTGCTTTTATCTTTTCAATTTCATCCTCAAACATCTCTCTATGA